TGGGCTTGCCAGCTTACAACGTCTCACCTGTCACTAAGGCATCGCACGACGCCATTAAAGAGCTTGTTAAGGAGTGTGGCACAAGCCCAGCTGTCTTGAGCTCGACTGTTAGTGCTCTGCAAGCTGCTATGGATAAGCTGATGGCAGCTAGCGGTGGCAAGGATGTTGTCAAAGATGCTGGCGGCGCTGGAGCTGATACTGATGCTGCTAGCGCCTGAGGCGTCGGCAATCTTATGCTAGCAGATGTTCTAGCAAAAGTAGAGCCAAGGTGGTTGGGTGAGCCGATTGAGGGCTTACCGCAACTGTTAGTTGTTATAGCACCTCCACTGTATGGAAGCACGACTTATTGCACCACTGCTGACGCTCATGGGCTCACCGTCGATGGCGGTGCCTTGAGGCGCGGCGGCAGGCGTGCTGAGCGCTTGCTTAAACGGGCTCAGACTACCGGCTGCTTTCTTGAATATAATGATTACGTGTACTCAGGCGTTGTAGGGGCGTTGTCCAAGCTGTCGGGCAGCGTTGTTTTGTTGCCTGAGCACCCATCCAGGCTCGGGCTCGATCTGTCTGGCTATAACGTCGCAGTGGTTGGGGCTGCGCCACTCGACAGTGCCCAACTGCGACACAGGTGCGGTGGCGATATCGTGAAATACGGGCTTGCGGTTGCCAGCAACAGGGTGCACCTCAATGCTCTCGTTAACAAAGAGTACCCCGCGCTTTCTTTGGATAAGCTGTTTGCAATTCTCAATAGCGTGCGACCCGGTCGTAACGACAGGCTCGCGCCAGCTCTGCCTGGGCTGAGGCTGGTGAACACCGACTGCTACGGTAGGCTCGTGTTCCGAGGTCAGAGTCTGCTGCATGCTGCTTTGAGTCAGCGAAAGATGCTGACCCGACCTGCAGCTGCGAGTGCCGGGTGTGAGTGGCTGTGGACCTTGAGTTCCTATGATGATGTTACAATTGATGCTGATACTGCGGAGGCGCTGCATAGGCTAAGTGAGCTTAGAGCCATCCCAAGCTCGGTGCTATGTAAAGTATATAAAACATGCTTCAGCAATATAGTGCCTGGTCACGTGTGGAGGTATGGTGTGAGTGAGCGGGCTAAGTGGGTGTGGTCCGGTGTACGGGATCTGTTCTCGGATATTCGTTCTAGCACCAGAAGGCGGGCAAGGCGTGGGCTGAGTGTTGTTTATAGTGAGCAGGTGTCCGTGACCAGAGGTCTGACTGATGACCAAAGCAAGGCAATCGATGATTTCATGCGGGTCCCAGGCTATGCGGGAAGGCTTGCGGCTGACCCAACCCTATGGGGTGATCTTGCATCCAAAGCTGCCTCGGCTGGTGGGCCAGGCTGCAATAAGGTGTTGCGCATCCTGTTCCCCTGTACGTCGCAGCAGCTGACTATAAGAGAGACCTATGATGCTAGTGTAGTCTTCGCTGCTTTGCGGGACACAGACAGTGCCTTCGCCTCTCTGCTGGCCAAGAGGGCATTGGGGCTTGGTGGACAGTGCGTCGCTAGGTTGGGTCTGTTTTACCTGTCCGGTACCACTGGCAATTCCTTGGTATC